TCTTACATAGTCATTTTCAAATACAATCATAATTTACTCTCTCAGTTCTCATTCTCAATACAAGTATTATACCATTCTGGTACATCTTTTGTCAAGCATTATTATCAAAATAAGTGAAATAAATTAGATATTTTATGGAGGGAGGGGGATGGGTGGTATAGGGGACTCCATGTCCCCTATACGGTTTACTCTTCTTCGGTAGGTTTTGTTGCGGCAGTTCCAGTCTTATCCGCAACATCTTTAATAAGATTAGATGTTACGTCTAATACACCTGCGGTTACACCAAAGACATCAGACCCGACACCTTTGATAACACCACCAGTCCCATCAACAGTTGCGTCAATGGTTGAACATGCAGACAAAACTAATGCGAATGCAATTGCAATAATACGCATAGTACTCTCCTGTTTTGTACTTCCGAGGGTGGTTTCCTACCCACTAATGGCGGGGTGTACCACTTGATACACCGAACATCTTCCGTGAACACACTTATTTATACAAATAAAAAAAGGGACTCCGAAGAGTCCCTTAAAAAGTGGTAGGTTAGATATACTCCCCTACTCTTATTTTTATACCTAATCTTAGGTCAAGATGTTAGTCACCTTGAAGATACGGTAGTACTGGTTAGTCTTAGCAGTAGCAAGACCGTCAGAAGGTGTAGAACCAACAAATGGGTTTGATGCCATTCCGTAACGAGTTTTAAACCCGATGCGTGGTTGGAAGTCATCTTCACCAACTGCTTTAACCATCTGTAATGGTACATATGGGCAGTAGAATACACCACTGTCATATGGGTTCTGACCCTTATAACCAACAGTTACATAGTCAGTGTTGGCATAGGGATCAATGTATACACGGATACGACCATTCAGAAGACCTGCGAAAGTGTTGCCAGTGTCATCAACCTGAAGGTTGTTAGAGATAGCAGGTGCATAGTCCAAAGTGCCAGCAGCGGCAAGTGCAGTAGCAACATCTGAAGAACAGATTACTACGTTACCTTTACCACGACGAGTCTCTTTGGCAATGACGTTACATTCGCGATCAATCTGTACACCAAGACCTTTGAACTTCTCAGCAGACCAACGACCATCAGTGTCAGAAGACATGTTGAAGATACCCTTGGCAGTTACGTTTGCCTGTTGAGCACCAGTCTTTGCTTGACTGTTGATAGTACGAATTACTTCGCGGTTGATTTCAGCAAGAATCTCAGTAGACAAAATGTTTGCCAACTCAGTTTCTGCGTCCAGACCGTGGATTGCTTTAAGGTCTTGAGCAAGTTCCAGAGTGTATTCTGCTTTAAGAGCACGACTCTTAGCAGTAACAGTCTGACGTTCGATTGTGAAACCCATCTCGTTGAAAGAAGAACCACCAGTTGCTCCAAGTGCTTCAGCATCAGCAGTAGGCATACCACCTGCGGCAAGTGAAGACAGACGAGCACCTTCGGAATCAATACCATTCCAACCAGAAGCATTGTCTGAATCGTGAGTACCAGAACTGTCACCAGAGAAACGAGTCTCTGCTTCGTTGAACAGTGCTTCACGGTTTGAAGTAGAACCACCCTGATAACGTGACTTCATCGCAAAGATGAGACCAGTTGGGCCATTCATAGGTTGAACACCACACACATCATATGCGATGAGGTTAGGCATTGCGCGTCTTACCAAAGAGATAAGAACGGGGTTAAAGTTGTTTACGGAACCAGTGCTGTTCGCAGGTGCCGCGGCATTTTCGGACAAGAAACCACTCTCTTGAGCAGACTGCTCCATGATTGCTTTTTCTTGGTTTTCTAGGATTGCGGCAGTTACAGAACGTCTGTGATTGTCGGTGATTTTACCGGCAGACTCTTCGTTCAGGACTGGTGCCCACTTTTCCATTAAACTATCGTAAGATTGCATTTTAATTTTCCTTGATTAATATTTAGGTGTTGTTTTGCGAATAGCAGAGAGGTAACCTTCCATCACAGATGATACTTCGACAGTACTGTCAGCATCTTCTACAATTTGTTCTACTTCTTCACTACTTGCGATTTCTTTGGTGAAGTATGACTCGACAACAGTTCGTACTTTTGAAGCAAATTGATCTTCGTCTTCAAAGTCGATGTCTTCTACGAGTGACTTCAGTTTTTCTACTTGTGTTTCAGCAAGATCGCGTGATGATTCACGAATGATCGAGTCACGTTTATATGCTTCCAATTCACAAGTAGTATCGATAACTCTTTGAGTGCTTTCGTTGAGTTTAGTTTCTAACTCTTCAACAGACTCAGCAAGTTCATCAACTAGGTCTACCTTAGACTCAGGTACATCAATGTAAGACTCTGTGAACAGGTCTTTCATTTTGTCCATGAAAGTTTCAGCAATTTCGGTACGAAGACCGTTATGGATTGCTACTTGATTACTTTCCATCCAAGATTCAACTACATAGTTCAGGTAACTGTCTACCTTCTCCACAAGGTCTGCCTTAGTAGAAGATACTTCTTCTGCCAATTCTTCCTTGTACTGTGCTTCTAAACGATCAACTTCTTCTGACAATTTAGATTTAACAGCAGATTCAAAAATTACTGCGGTTTTAGCTTTAAACTCATCACTGAGTGTTGCTTCAGACTCGACCAATGCATTAATTTCAGCAGTAGTATCAATCTGTGTTTCCACGATTGCGTCAACTTCATCCATATCTACTGATTCTTCAACACCGCATACTTTTTCGTATGCCGCTTGTATATCTGCTTTATTAGATTTTACAAGCATGTTGTTCATAGCACTAATCATTCCCGCCTTTGTTTTTGGAACAGGAGATTTTTTTACTGCTTTCGCAGCTTTATCAACAGATGTGATAGAATCTTCTTCACCACCTGCTGTCTCTTCGAGAGTTTCTTCCACAATGTCGTTAATTTCTTCATCGTGAAGTTCAACTTCGACTTTACTTTCTTCAGTCATAATTGACTCCTTACATACTAGATTTGATTAACGAGAGGAAATTTTTGAACTCTCGAACACTTGTCTCATATAAGACAGTTTTCGGAGCAGTTTTAATTTCAGTCTCCATTTTTTCAATTACTTGAGGACACAAAACACCGTTATTCCAGACCCAGTCAACACCTTCCATAATACCATTAACAAATGCTTCTGGTGCACTTGGGTCTTGTACGATGTCAATCGTACTAAGAATAAAGTCATCTTTGACGACCATTGCGCCGTTTCGGTTCTCAAGACTACCCATACCACGAGTTGACACTCCTAGTTGAACACCACCTTCAAGAAGACCTTTAACAATCTTACCCATTGGAGTATCCAATATTTGTGCCTTTCCAACCACATCATTTCCCTCAAACTTGAGGTCTGTGATGAGGTGTGAAACTTTGTCCAAGTTAACTGTTGGGCCTTCGGGATGATTTAATTCCCCGACCGCACGTTTCTTGCTAACTTGTTCTTCAACATACTTACCTACTGCCCTTTCCATAATTGGTTTAGGGTAGATTCGTCCGTTTCTATTCTTCTTGTCTGCCTGTGCGAAAACACCTTCGATGACATAGTTCTTGTCACCATTCTCTTTCTTCTCTACGATACACTGTAGAGTTTCGTTTTCGTTAAATTCAGTAATAAGTTTCATGTTAGTTCCTTGATTACTTTGGTAGCAGACTTCTCCGCATCCTTCAGTGACTTAAATGCGTCTAACTTATCACCGTCAATATATACGACAAACGGCAAAGTTCCCTTGCCAATATTGATTATCTTGACAGGGATGCGATTAATTTTCTTATTAAGAACAACCTCACCTTTCGGTTCTTTTGTTCTTTCATTTAATTCTGAAATGAGTTGTTTATAAGATTTCATAGTATTATTTATACAAATTAATATTTACAAAAGTAATTATTTCTGTAAAAACCCGCCTTTCGCTAACATCTTTGCTACTGGTTTTTTACCCTTTAGCATATTTGGATTAGTTGCTAGATGACTTGGTAACTTACCCTGCTTTATCAACTTGTGTAAAACTTTACTAAGTTCGTGTGCGTCTATTCCAACTTCTCTAGCAATCTTTGCTAATCCTGCGGTACCTTTATTTGGATTCTTCTTTCTCCAATCAAGGTAGTGACGGACTGCTTTCTTATATAGCATACCCTTTACGCCAGGAATTTTCACTGCGATGTCAGTTGGAATTACAATAGATTCCGTGATTGCTTCATCAATGTCTTCATCAGTTAGAACTTGAATCAAATCAAATTCTTCTGTGAATGTCTTGAAACTAATCATCGGTTTCCTCTTCCTCTACTTCGGGGAGACTATCTTCGGTGTCTCCTACGATCTCGTCTTCAACACCATCTTCCAACTCAATCTCTTCGTCCGAGATATCGGAATCATCTTCAAGATCACCGTCTTGGTCATTGAAGATTGCCTGTGCAACCGCAATGCGTTGTGCTTCTAGTGCGTCTGCCATCTTGTCTTGGACAAGACTCTGGAACGAACCCTCTGCATTATTCAAATCACCATCAGTGATCTGATTGATTAATTGCTCTACTGCCGATACTTCTGCTTCTACTGCTTCTACTTCACTCATTATACTTCCTCATCTTCGTCTACGGTGGAATTTTCACCTTCAACTTGTTGTTTCATTTCTTCAATGTCCTCATCAGACATCATCATTACGTTCTTCATTGCCCACTCACGGGAGAAGTACTCACCCACATACTGAGATACTTGATCAAGAGTCTGTAGTCTGTTCTGTAACAGTTCAGCATCTTTCAACTCAGTAAAGTGGTTGTCTCTCTGGAAGTCTACTGTGATAAACCCTTTCCACGAATCCCAATCCTGCTCAGTGATAACACCCTTGAGGATTAGTTGCTTCTTGAGTATACCAGTAAACATCGCAGAGAACCTTTTACGCAGTCGATCAATAAACTTCTGGAACTTAACCTCGTCCCGTCCGATTTCTGTTGAACGACCTAGTGTAAACTGTGCTTCCTGTTCCAAACGAGATACTGGTACATTCAGTGAACGGTACAGTCTCTTCTGGAAGTAGATAATGTCATCAATCTGTCCGAGGTTTTCACCACCGGGAAGTGTGCTGATCTCAGTACCACGACCACCTTCCCTACGAGGCAACCAGAAATCTTCGAGCATAGACATATGCTTGCGATCATCTTTCAGTTGACCTGTGTTCGAATCATATACGATCTTGTTTCGATACTTAGACATAATGTCTTTCATATATGTTTCTGATTTATTACGAGGCATATTACCTACATCTATGTAGAATATTCTTCGTTCGGGAGCACGAGCAAGACGGTAGATTACAAGTGAATCTTCCATCATGCGTAATTGATTGATTGGTTTTAGTGCCTTATGTAGATAGGACACGACCTGTTTTTTACTAGGGTCTAACAGACCACTGGAAACATATGAAATGCTATCTGGAGAAAGTCTTACCCCTTGGTTTTGACCTGCTTTCTCTTGATAGATGTAAAATTCTTTTACTTCTTTTACTATGTTCGCACCAGACCGTTGGTCTTTCTCTTGTTTTACTTCTTTAACTTTGCGAATCTTTGCGGCATCAATCGTTCTGATTTCTTGGATACCTGCTTTAAGATTTGATTCATTGACTACGAGGTGGTGATAAACACGACCATCTACATAGAATGAACGGAATATGTCGTGACCTAGTTCACCAAAATTCAGCATAGAGTATATGCCATTGAACTCATCGGTCATCTGCTTTTTGATGCTGTCGGGTGCTTCTACTTTGTCCAGATTAAGTTCACAAGACTGATTTTGCTCAGAACCCACAATGGATTCGTTCACAATGTCTTCGATTGCGGCATCTACTTCTGGATGGGTAGCAACTCCACGATACTTTACAATAAGTTGTTGGTTGTCCTTTGCCTTGTTGCCTTCCATGTCAATGTACTGACCATAGTGACTACCAGACGCAGTGACATAACCCGCACCATCGTCATCGGTGGGAGCAACAATAGATTTTAACTTATCCTTCTCTTTAACTGGTTTGTCTTGTCTTTTTAATTCAAAACCAAACAGTTTGAGAACACTGTTGTCTTGTTCTGCCATGTACATACCTTCTTTCTATAATAAAGAGGTAAGGGATTATTCCCCTACCCCCTTATCTATAACTAGATTAACTCTAGGATGTTGTGTTACTTTCCCAATACTGTACTTGGAATTCAACCGTAAACTCTTCGATCTGATCATTTGTTTCGTAGTTAACATCAATAGCACTGACATTAGTTGGGAAACAACCACGGAAGTTATAAGTTTTGATTGAAGAACCATCACGATCTAACTGCTCAACAATCAAATCTGCTTGATAATCAGCAGGATTGACCAGACCAGTGTTTGCTTGGTGACCGTTGATACCATTCATCCATCGTTCCATTGCATTACGAGTACCGAAATCGGTATCGTTGATGATGGTTACTGTCCAAGGTTCAAAGGTACGATCTCCTGCCATCTTCAACTGTCTGCCACGGAATGGTACATCAAAGAATGCCATTGCGGAAGCAGGAAGTTGCGCTGCTTTACATAGGAAGGATGTAAGTTCTACATCACCACCCGCATAAGCAGGGAAGTTAATCGTTGCTTTGAACAGATTGGGACGAGCACCGCCCCCTTTTAATTTTGACTTAAAGTCATCTACACCTAAAATTGCCATTTCTCAATACTCCTTATACTGTGCCAATGACTTCTTCAAACTCTACACCTGACCTAACAGCAACAAAGTTCAATGTTACATAGTTAATAGATCGTGCGGGTTTGACGAAGATACTTGCAATGAATTCATTACGGTCAACAACTGCGGGAGTGTTATTGGTTGCGTCACAAACTACTTTAAAGTCTGTGATACCTCTCCGACCTTGAATCTCTCGTAAGAAAGGTTCAACAATGTTAACGAACTCCGCACGAGTAAACTCGTCATTGAATTCGAACATTACGTTTCGACCTGCGATACCAATTGCTCTCTCAATTGCCAAGAACAACCTACGAACATTAATGCGATCAAACGCAGATGGTCGTGCTAGGTTAGTCTTGTCACCAAAGAGCATAACTCCCTGACCGGGAATATTAGCAATCGGGTTAATTCCTGCTTTGTACAAAGTGTCTCTTTCTGTTTTTGTACTAGACAGTACAATATCAGTGATGCCGAGATAACGACCTCGTCTTGCACCCGCAGGTGAGAACCAAGGTGCCGCAACCAAATCAGTTGCCGCCATTAGTCCTGCGGTTGAAGATGCGGCAGGAATCTTAACGTACTGGTCATTGTACTTATCAAATACCTTGAGGTAGTTGTTGTCCTGTACCAAGTAAGATGACTTGGTGTAGGTATCAGCAGTTGTTTTAACAGCAGTATTGGTACCTAAAGTAATTGCCGCATTACGATCTGGTGAGGCAACTGCCACACAATCTTTTCGTGCTTCTGCAATAGAAACTAGGTCATTTACAACAGTCGTTGCCGTTGATTGATCCGCACATTCTGGCATGATGAGGAAGTCTATTTCGATGTTATCCGCATCATTGAACTGATCGTATCCAGTAGCATAGTCACCAGTTGCGAGTGATGTGTCAGTTACACCACCAGTAAAATCCCATTGGGATTGTTGACTGTTTGTAGCATTCGTCTTAAAGTCTACTGCCGCACCTTCGATTGCTTTATTTCCCCAGTTGTTGGAACCCGCACCGAAGTCACCGTGATCGGCAGAGTCGGTCAAACCCACATGAGGAACACCCGCATAAATCCATTGTGATCTATCGGTTAGTACATCTTTGTAGTAGTTTGAGGTACCATCAGCATTCTTCGCATTGGATGCGACTGATAGGAATGGGAAGGTTTCTAGTACAGTGTTTGCAACACCAGTGATTCCACCATCACGGTCAACAACCGCAATATGAATTTCGTCATTGCTTGCACCTAGTGTTTCAGCAAACGCAGATGTGCCAGTAGCACCATCAAATGAACCTTTGTATGCCCACGCATTGAATGCGTTAGTCGCAGAATTTGCACTATCCGAAGTACCTACCATAGAAACTCGTAAAGAGTTACCAAGTACACCGGGATATTTCGCAATAAATGCTCCGTCATTACTATCTAATGAAGCATCTCGGAATCCGTCTACAGTATTATGTGTAGGTTGTACGAAGAAACTAGTCTCTTCAGTATCCCGAATGGTATTCACTCCTTGTGCGTTCTTTGCGGCAGCGGTTGTTTCACGAACAACATACATTGAACTTGAGTATCTTAAAAAATATGCGGCAGAATGGAAATCTACCGAATTGTCTTTGGTGGGTGCCGAGAATGTGCTTACAAGTCCAGTTTCATCAGAAACTAGAGTTGCTTGACCAACAGGGCCCCAACCGAAATTTCCCACAATTGCACCAGTAGAAGTTTGAACATTAGGCACTACGCCCGTGAGATCAATTTCTTTTACTATTACAGCAGGGGAAGCAGAGGGTGTAAAAAGTGCCATAACTCTATCCTTTCGTTTAATCTAATTATAAGTTAACATAATACGGTGCGAACACCGCATTAAATACGGTAGTTTCAATACATTTATTTATAAGAAAGCATATTTATAGAAAATAACTTGACTTTCTCTGTATTTCACTGTATAATTAACTTAGTGTTTGGGGAGGGATGAATACTACCAGTCGGTACCTCCTTCAAAGTTATGCCATCCTTTATATTCCTGATCATCCACAACATCATTCAATCCATTATCAATGAAACCAACTGGTGGTACATCGTCATCTATCTCTTTCATCTTTCTGGCAAACATCATCTCTTTTAGATTAATGTCTGTCATATCAGCAAAGAACTGAGATGTAACAAAGTATCCGAACATCACTAGATTCATCATTAGGTCATCATGGTTACCATCAGATGCTTCGTATGACTGACCCCTTGATGTGAAAGTTGATATCTCCATGATAGTATTCTCATCATGGATTTCCAACTTCTTGTTTTCGAGAATGTCCTTGATAGAGGAACAACCAAGTCTCTTGGTCTTCCTATTTATTTCTATGCCAATTCGGTCTGCCTTGATCGCAGATTCCATATGAAGGTTCTCATACTCTAGGTCTTGATACAGTCCATTACAGACAACCGTGCCTTGGTCATTCGATTCCACAACAACATATGCCTCATTGTAGAAATTTGCGTACTTATATATAACATTAGGAAAGAGTAAAGGAGATATAGTATTATTGCGATAGACAGCAACCTGTTTGAAAGGTCTCGTGCTAATGTCGATTACGTTAAACGTAGAATAATCCTGTCCTCTTCCTTTTGATACGTCCACACACATAACATATTCATGTTCTTTCTGTGGATTGTCATATATTAATAAGTCACCCCCTTCACGATGAGATGAAGGTTGTGATGCTCGAAACCCTAGTAATGTCTCGGCATTGATTAGAGTATCACCTGTCCCAAAGAAAGTGTTGCCAAACTCTTGGTCAAACTGTAATTGGGAAGTGTTTGCTATCGTCTGTTTCTTCCAAGCATCATCCCTTCCCGGTACATCGTGCCAGTTTACGGTGAACGGAACAAACTCATTTATCTTCTGTACCGCACCTTCCCATATCTTGTGGAAGGTATTACCAATACCATTGGCAGTCGATGTGATAATTACCTTGGTGTCCTTACCCGCAGAGATTACTGGATAGGTGGATGTGTAGAACTCATTTGCTCTTTCAACAAATGCGAACTCGTCTAGGAACAAGAGGTTGACCGACATACCACGGATAGAACTACCAGAGGTTGCCGCGGCAATGATTCGAGAGTTGTTACTAAATTCGATAGAACCCTTGTTGAGTGCCTTGGTTCCCGGTTGGAGAAAGAACGGAAGATTCTCTAGCATCAATGTGACTCGTGCCAACATCTCCCTAGCAGTCGCACCTTTGTTTGCCAACACAGCAATAGTTTTCTCACTATGGAAACAAGCATACCAGATTATGTAACCAACCGAACTGATTGATTTACCAGACTGTCTACATGCGAGTACGATAGAGAATCGATTGTTATTGAAGTGGTCGAACATTTTCTCTTGATATGGGTACAATCTAAATGGGACAAGTCCGTCATCTAGAGAGATTACCTTGAGATATTTTTTACAGAAGTGTACGGGGTCTTTAGAACACTTTATATATTCTTTGACTTCTTCTTCGGTAAATTGGTGCTGTACTCCGTCTCGTTTAACATTAATGTTTCCGAGGTAGGATTCATTCGTCTTCGGGTTCGACATCAATTACATTTTCCACTTGGGTTTCATTCTGTATAAGTCTCTGTAGGTCTGTTGTAGTTCCTACAAATAGATTGTTTGTTGTATTACCGAGTTGCTTGGGTTGGTCATCTTCCTTATTGATTTCCTTGTGTTTCTTATTCAAGTCCATCAGTTTGTCGGTGACATCTGCCATGTTCTTCATCATACCAGATAAGACTTCAAAGGCACGGGGGTGTTCACTCTCTCGTGCGACTTCGATCATCAAGTCCATACTCTCTCTACCCTTCTCAATTATATCATGGTAGGTATCACGAGAGGTAGTATAGTCATCTCTAATATTCTTATCGTTACTCTTATCACTCATTATGCACTATCCAAGTCAATGGTAGAAAATCCATAGTCACTGTCTGCCGAGATTGAATTTGGGGTTGGAGTAATCTTCTGTGTTTTTACATAGAGATCACTATCAAGATTTCCTGCTTCCTGTAAGAAGTAGTTGTTACGAACATCACGAATGATGTTACCAGTCCCCTCGGGCCCATACAGTGCTATCTTCATTTCAAAGTCTAATGTATATATAATCGTTCTTCGTTGCTCAATAGCACCTTCGTAGTCATCCGAGAACTGAACCCCCGATAATGCGATAGGCACATCTTCGGTCAGACTAGGTATGTCTGCGAAAGGTTTGATTGTCGCAGTGTACTGTGGTGCAAAGTACGGAAGAATCTGTTCTACGATCTGTAGTGCGTCATCCTGTGACTTCGCATAGATATTCAACTGAAACGAGATTGTATATGGAGTAGATGTGTAAATCTTTTGTTTTTTGGTTATATCATTACCTGCTTTGGCAATATTATTAACCTTGGGCAATTGTCGAGTCGGGTCATATGCCATGTTGGTGATCTCGAACGACATACGAGGCAACTTGATTGCTACTCTGCGTTCTGCGTCCTCACCCTTAGACATCTCATCTAGTCGAGATATAAAGTTTCTTTTGGGTGCGTAGGACAGAGGCACTTTGACCTGAGAGATAGTCTCCCCCGCATTATTGTGTCTGAGTACATGAAGATTGTTGAACATCGAACCAAATACAGATACCGCAGTCCTTACTCGTTTATGATAAAACCATGTTCCAAACATTATAAGTCCCCAAACGGATTGGACTCTGAGAAGTCAAGGAAGTCTGCTTCAAAGTCATTAAAGATTTTATTCTGTGAGTCTTTCTGAATCTCTTGTAGTTCTGATACTAGTGTGGGTGTCGCAACCCTACCAGACTCAGTACCAGTGACGAATTGTGTCGTGGTGAATGTATGGAACTTACCATCAGTTGCTCCTGCGTGAGCAATCTGTAGTATCTTGGTGTCAGGATTAAATGCAGTGACCTCACCCTTCATTTGATAACCAGTACCAGACTGAGATACAACCTCACCGACCTTCCAAGCACTTCCATCGGTTCCTGCGAGGTTATTGTAGAATCCTGCCGAGTCCAGAGTTAATGCGTACTGGTATGCTCCCTCAAACTCTACTTCATCAATCTCTGCGATGTCAGTATCAAAGTTCTCATCACTGTACTCGAACAACTCACAAGTCATTCTGAATGTGGGCAAGTTGCTCATCTGATAGAACGGAGTCTCGGTCTCTACCTTACGAATCTCAAAGATAGAATCGGACAGAGTCAGATAAATTAGGTCACCTTCCCTTGGTCGGAAGTTATTCTCTGCGAGACGTTCACCAACCATACGTTTCCATCTTTTTCTGGAAACAACAAAGTTTGCTTGGTCTCGTAGTTCGATACCAAACTTAGTGAACAGGTCACCCTCACCGTCAAATGCTTCGGTGTTTTCGATATACATTTCTACCTTATAGGCAGAACCAAAGGTTGACGGAACATCATCAAGAAAGACCGAGTCCTTGTTGACGATTTCTCGTGGGAGGTAATATACATCCTGTCCATACATCTTGAGGGCTTCAATGATGATGTCCTCATAGATTGTCTGTTCAGAACGAACACCTTGTTTGAAGTACGGGTTCGTTGCCATTATGTTATCCTACAAAGAAGTCTGGTGGAGTGTCATACTCATTATATATTCTTTGTCTAATTGTCTCTATCTCTTGTTTGGCATCTTCGTAAATCTGTCTGCCATTCAACTGTACACCACCGGGAAGGGTCACCCCCTCAAACTTAATAAGGTTAGCACCCCACTGCTCTTTGATCAAGGCAGTCGCATATTCTTTCAAAAACAAGTTATCATACAGTTTGCCATTGTTGTTTGCGTTGGAGGCAACATACATTTCGATCATCAGGTTGTCCCCAACCTTGAGGTCTCCACTCTCGAAATCACCCAATATCTGTAGAGTGTTTGACTCTCGTTTGAATTGAATCTGTGGATGTCCAGTGAGTTTCATGTCAATCAAACTCATATATTGTTGCATCATCTCATAGGATGCTATAGAAGAACCTATACCACTACCCATGCCCCACAAATCATTGAGTCGCATTTGATATTTGACATCCATGAAACTGGTGCTACCAGACGAAGTGTCGAATGGCAGAACTCTAAGAATACTAAGGATATCATCAGCATTAGAAAGTGCGGTTGTATCGAGATCAAAGTCAATTGATTTTCGTGTTACCATATCCTGAGTCACTTCGATAGGAAGGAACACTTTATAACTACCTTCTGCGGCATACTCGGTGAACAATTGTAACGCATCGTTCACACGATCTTCTATCTGCTCGTCATCCACATTTATTTCAATCACAGGATGACCCAGTCTACGCAGACAGTAATCTATGAAGTTGTCTCTACTATTTATTCTTGTATATGGCATACTATCTATTTATCCTTAGTTTAGCAGTGTACCTGCGTTGTTGTACACATTAATTCTGTAATGAGACCCGTGTTGTCCATCAAGTAAGTCAGCATCCAATCCACTTGAAGCACCATCTACTGCTTTAATGGCAGTCAATGTATCAGCATTTGATCTATTCGTGAATGTAAATGCACCTGATCCTGAGTTATATGCCAGTTGACCACTTGCACTAAACATTCCTCGGACATTTGCCGAATCTAAGTCCATTACACCAGTGCCACTATTATATGTAAGTCCCTTGTTACCACTGATAGATGCTCTTGCTCTCGCATCTGTATAGTAGAGGTTGGTGTTCTCACTCAGGTTCGCAGTAGTAAATGGATCAAGAGTAATTACATCAGTGAAGTCATCTCCACTTGTTGCGATAGTAAGTAATCCGTTTGAACTATCAAAGTTTACACCAGTGATACCTGACACACCGATTGTTCCTGCACTATCAACGAAACCATTTGAGTCGATTGTCAGTACAGGTATTGCAGTGGCAGAACCGTATGTTCCCGCAGTTACCGTAGTTTGTGCATCACGGTTGACTTCACCAGTGAATGTACCACCCGCAAAGTTACCACTTGCGTCACGGGCAATGA